CTATTTAAATAATTTTTCAAAAGTATTAAATCCACATAATCCATCTACAACCAAACCATTTTTTGATTGAAAACTTTTTACACCACTGATTGTACCACTACCATAAATTGAATCATTGCTAGAATTACCAACGCTATAACCTTTAATTAATAGCATTGATTGTACCAACCAAGTAATGTTACCACTCATGCCGTTTTTAAGCACAGGACACGCTCTTTTTGTTGCTGAACCAAATATTCCATCTATTACAAGTTTTGAGCCTAATTGCTTATTAAATTCAGTTTGTAGTGCCATTACCATATGTTTATGAGTATCAACACCATAAATGTTGTCTATCGCTATATTATAACCATATTTTGAATTTAATTTACTTTGTATATCAGCAATTATTCCTGATACTTCATGTCTTTCTTCTACTTTACCATTTACTATTTCATTAAAAGGATAATTTTTACCTGGACAAGCAGTATTATTAACATCTGAATGTTTTAGTACTTTACTTATTCCATATTTTCCTTTTAAATAAGATACTAATTCAATTAAACTATTTTTCTGTGCTTCTGGCATTGTTTCATTCTCAAAATTACCTTCTGCACATATACCTATTGAATTATAATTACTTCCATATGCATGAGCACCTATATATTCTTCTGGTCTTAATCTGTACACATTACCATCTTTTCTTACTAAAAAATGGTATCCTGCACCTTCCCAACCATTATTTAAATGCCATCGATGAATTTGTTCTGCGGTACAATTTGAACAAGCACTATGGTGTAATATTAATCTATCAGTTGATTGTCTTTTACTCATTGATTTAAATTTTAAATTAGTTTCTATTATATTCATTTTCTTACTTTCTTCTTTCTATAAAGATTTTCTTTTTCTCTAGATTTCATTCTATTCTCCTTTTATTTTTGTCACTGCTTTATTTCCCAATAAGTATGTTGATATAACTGCAATTACTACTGCTATTGTATTTGTTACTTTATCAGCATTGATATTCCAAATTGGAGCAATACCAATTATTAAAGCATTAACAATAGTTAATACATTAAGAACATACTTTGATATCTTCTTTACCATATCATCTTTCTCCTTTCCTATTTTTCTTTTTCTTCTAATAGAGTTACTCTATTTTCGACTTTATACATTCTATCTATTAATCCATTATGTTGTATAACATGCTCTGTTAGTTGACTTATTTTATAATCAATTAGATCTTGATTTTTCTTATTGGTTGATATTGTTGCAATTATGCTAGGTATCGCAGTACATAAACCTCCAATTATTGCAATTATAATGTTATTCATTCTCTTCTTCCTTTCTTATTCTCAAAACAAATTTATAATTATCATTAGTCCACAATTAGAAAAGACCATTATCAAACTTGATATGGTCTATTTGTGAACTATTACATATTTTTATCCTTCTGGGTTCCATAACCAAGTATCATTATATTTTGTCCATTCACCATTGATTTTTATATATTGAATTGCTCTCTTCCATTCACCATTGATTTTTATCCAAGGCATAACAAAGTTGTATTTATTATTTACTTTATATTGCATACCACTGAACGAAGGTAAAGTTAAATAAATAAGCGTATAATCAGTAAAATAATACTTATTTCCATTATTATTTGTTCCACAGGTTAATTTCACTCCTCGTCTGCCTGTTGGACTTTCAAATGTTTCCATACAATCTAAAATTTTTGTCCATTCATATGGATTACTAGATATTTGACTTCCTCTAGCCCAAACACCTGTTACCATTATTTGTACATCCTGAATATCGAAAGCTTTATCAGCTATTCGAATATAACAAGTCCCAACATTTTGTCCACCACTTGACTGACTACTATCTAATTTTATATATAACTCACTTTTAACTGTCCAAGTAAAATCAGCATTTTGTGTAACTTTAAATGTTTGTTTAAATATTGGATTGTTATTATGCGGATTACCATAATAATTTAATGCTTCTCCAGTTAAAGAATTTGTAATTAAACTAGGTAATTTAGCCATTCATATCACCTTCTTAATTGTGTTGGAGATAAATATCTCCATCTTCGCCCAAATCATTTGATGGAATCGTTGTTCCATGTAAAATAACATTTTGTTTATTTTCTACTTTTTTCTTTAAATCAACTACAGTTGAATCAGTATAATATTTAATAGACATATTAGATTTTAAATCTTCTTCTAAATTTAAAGTGCTATTACCTTCTATTAAATCAAAATCTACTTCGCCTAAGTCAATTATTTGTGGTTCTGCTAAAGGATACTGAATAATTACTGGTGTTCCAGCATCATATAATGATTTCAATTTTGCCTTGAATTCCTCAATTGTACTATAATCGGCTGGAAAATAAATATATTTTTTATTGTCCCATTGTGAAAATCCTATTTTGTTACTATTCTTTATAATTTTATTTTGAGAGTCAACTGCATAATGTGTGCAAAATAAATGAGTTATATTATCTGCATTTTGAGCTTTTTGTATATACACATTTGCCAACTGAGGAAGTAAATTAGAATCAGTTTTAATTCTGGCATTACTATCTGCAAAACTAAAAGTTTCATTTCCTGTAAATATGTATTCACCAAATTTTTTATTTATCTTTGCTCTGCCATTTTCAATTACCAATTCATCTTTCAATGTTTGTTCTTTGTCAGAACATAGTTCATTATCTTTTAGGTCTATATTTATTGTTTGAGATTTATATGGTTCATATGGTATAAATTTGTCACCTTTCACTACCCAAGCAATATTATTTAAGGTTCCTCCCCAAGCAATTGCTCGAGAATCATTTGCAATTACTATTGATCTTTGTGAATTTGCTGCAATAGTAAAAAAATCATTTCTTGCAGTATCCCCATAATTTGTATACAAATTTAAATTTAAATTTGTTGTACCATTATTTACGGCTAATATTTTGTCACCTTTTTTTAAATTAACCCTATATTGTTTATTATCTAAACCTATTAAATTTTCTGTTCTATCTACTAACTTTAAATAATTACTTCCATTTGGAACAAAATCGTGTACAACTGTACCTTCTTCTAATTGAATTTTTAATCCTTTTATATTTACAGTTTGCCCTTTTTCTACTCTAATAACATAACGTACACGCGTAATATTATCTTTAATATTTATTATTTTGTTCGTTGACAAAGTGGTTGATGTAATTAATGGACCAATTACATGACTATCCCAGTTTTCAATATATGCTTCTGTTAATATACTAACTTTTTCATTAGTTAATTTATTGATAGATAAATTATAATTAATTCCATTCTTTAGTTTTGCATTAGCAATATTTACAAGATTTATACAATCAGCTGAAGCTATTGCAGTACCAGTAATATCATAAGAACCGTCATTATTTTTAGTAAATGTTATACCATTATTTGTTGTTGATTCTCCACCAAACCAAATATTTTCTACACCTTTAATATTTTTTATTTCTTGTGGATAATCTGGGTTAGGACTTGCTTGTCCTCCGACATATGTTTCAAATGATGTAGCAGCAGTATCTGTACCTTTACATAACATATATTTATTTGTTATTGTTAATGGACTATCTCCCCAATCAGAAGTAAGTCCAGTTTGAATATTTAATGTATATGTTTCATAAATTGATTTATTTACTATTATTTCTTGCTTTGATTTAGTGCTATCATTTAGACTATAATATGAATAAGTTCCATCTTTTTTCTTTGCATTCATTTGCATATATAATTTATCATTTGCTTTACTCTGTGAAAATGTATAAGTTTCTCCATCTTCTAAAAAATCGATTATATTAATTGAATTTAATATAGTTCTATAATTTGAAGATGGTTTGCCCGAAGTTGTTATACTTCCATCATCATTTATAACACTTGTTAATCCATCTGATGAAGCTTTTAGATTACTAACATAATCAAGTATATTCTTCCCTGTATATGTTTTCTGCTCCGTTTTACCGTCTAATGAAAATTTAACAACACCTTTGTTATTAATAATTTTCAAATCTTCTTCACCAGTTGCAGTGTCAGTAATTCCTGTAGGAATATGAACAGAATCACCTACATTTTTACCATTTGCTAATAATTGTAAATTATTTGAATCTAAATCAAATTTTGCATTATCTACTTTATTAGAATTTAGATTATTAATTTGATTTTGTAAATTACCTGCAGCATCAGAATCCAATTGATTTTTAATACTATCAAACCATGTATCGAATCCATTTGTACTATCAGCAATAAATTTATCAAAAATTGCTTGCATTTGGATAAATAATTGTTCTGTATCAGGAGTTTTTATTGGTGAAATAACATTTCCACAATCACTATTAATAAATCTACAATCTTCTATTAAATCTTGTGTTATTTCTGTTGTCCCTGCTGGAATATAAACTTTTGCAATTCTCAGATCATAAATTGTTGATGTTCTTGTTAAATCAGGCGCTACTGGATTATTTAAAAATGAGCCTTTTATTACTTGTGTGGAAATATTTCTATTTGTTAGGTCTAATCTAATAACAATATTATCAATACGATTTAAAACACCATCAGCATTTTCTATTGTTAAAGTTTTAGATTGTTTATTTCTATATCTATAACCATTAATAAATGCTCTACCTGTGCTAACATTAACTGCCATATCATTTGTGTTGCCTAATACTTGACAGCCATTATTAAAAATACCATTTGTAAAAAACGGGATAAAATATTCTGCAAAATCTTCCGCATAATAAATTCTATCACCATCTACATCATTAAAAAAACTTGATTCTTCCATTTTTCATTCCTCCTTAATCATCAATCGTAAGATTTTCAACAAATGGTGTTCCAAATGTTGCAAATATCTTTTGATTATTGTTTTCTATGGTTTCTTCTATTTCTGTTATTCTTTTTTTCATCATGATACCCCATGACTCTTTCTTAATATTTACAATATCACCTAAATCCCATAAATTCTTATAGTCATCCGCATATACTGTTACTTCAAGTGTTTCTGTAGATTCTATTAATTTTTCTGAACCTTTAGTTTTCAATGCTTCTTTATATTCTGAAAGTGTTGAATCACCTTGATTTTCAGACTTTGCATCTACAAATACTTCTCTTAAATCAAAATCTGTATTGTTACCATTCTTAATTTCTACCATGACCCTATTTTCATCTTCACCTTGCCCACCTACTAAAACATAATTTTTTTCTGTTTTAGCACTATAGGTATATTCTGCCTTTTCTATATTTGATTTATCTTCACTAAATTCATATCTAGAATTTACTGATTGATTTTCTGTTCTATCTAATCCTTGATAATTTTCATAAATCATTCTCTTATTTGGAATATCAACGGATATTCTGTGTGCTATTGAAGATATTTTTGCTAAATTAACTAAGTATTCATAAACATTTTTATAACTGACTTGAAAAACAACACTTTCTGAATCAAGTGTTGCTTCGCTTATATTCAATTTGGAAAAAGGTGTCATTTCATTCAAGATTTTTCTTTCTCCTGACAATATTTTTCCACTAAAATTAATTTTATTTTTTATAATTCTTCTATCTAATATACTCGATAAAAATCTACCATAAATTACAACCTCAATACCATCCTCGGCAGCATCGTTTATCGTAAAACTTTCAATAATTCCAACTTCTATGGAATCATCTCTTATAATTAGATTATCTTTTTGCAAAAACTTGATTGTTTGATTGTTTAGTGGAATATGAAGTTCAAATTCACCTGCTTCATAATATTTTCTTCGCCATCGCAAGGACTTGAAAAAATCTATAATACCAATAAAGTCTAAATTTCTAGTATAAACATATATATCAAACTCTTTTATCATCATACCGCCTCATATTCATTTACATATTCGATAACTGCCTCAAGATTATCAACACCTGTATCAGCATTATATCTATATGTGTTGCTTCCATGATGAACCTGTAAAAATTTACTACCATAAACCATTAAATTATTTATATTTTGTTCAATTCCACTTGTAACTGGTATGTAAGTAATATTTTTATTTTGTCTATATGTATTTACAATAATCTTATCTCCTGCTTCCATTGTTTTTTCTATCTTCATTTCTTCTCTTGTATCAACATTAAACAACGATGGATTAACAACAGTATCATTTGCAGTAAAGGTTAAAGTCATACCAAATTCAATATTAGTATCATTTTGAATTGTTGCCATTGAAGTTGTATTTTTTACACCAAACTTTATTCCTGTATTATGTGGTATTTTTAAGGCAAATTTAAAACAAGGCGACCAAGTAGCCATTTGAAGTGTTGTTTTTTCTAAATCTGTAAAATATGGATTAGGACATATTAAAGATATTTGGAACTGTTTATGCAATCCTTTATTATCAATTTGAACAGACTCTACTTTATATTCAATTTTTCTTTCTAAATCATCTTCATAGTAATAAAGTATTCCTGTAGATTTTAAAGGAAAAGAGCGATAAAGTTTTTGTCTATTACTTATTACATTATCTCTAATAGCGCCTTTTATAAGAATATTTCTTTTTTCTACGCTTGTACCAATATAATTTTCACCTATAGAGTAAGCACTTTTCATTCCTGCAACCACTCCTAAGACTTCATGTAATCCATCAACGCTTTTTAGAAAGAAAGGAAATTTATACTCAAAAATTATTCTTTCTTTTAAGTAATTTTCACATATTATTTTTTTCGACATTTTAAGCACCTACCAAATCTAAATATTGTTTTTCTTTTCTAATTTGTCTTGCATATTCACTTGGCGAAGCAGTTGTTGAATAAAAGTTATAAGTATTATTTTCAACTTTACTAGAAGTTTGATTATTTAAACCATTGCTTAATGTACCTAGTGAAAATATTGAGTTTGGTTTATCTAAGTTAACTTTGGTTGATAAATCTAAATCCGTAGGCAATGCCCTTTGAATTGTATCATTTACATTAACCATCTCTTGCTGAAATCCAATACCAATGCCCTTTGCCATATTAACACCAATTTCATCTCTAAATACCCTTGATGGTGAATGAATACCAAATACACCTTTAACACCATTTAGGATTGACTTTCCAAATCCTTTAATTTTATCTAAAATCCAATTTTTAGCATTATTAATACCATTCCATAATCCTTGAACCATATTTTTACCTACATCAAGCATACCTGTAATACCACTTACAATACCATCTTTTACCTTTCCTAATAAATTTTCACCTAATTCACTAAGTTTACCGTAGTAACTGACTATACCATTTATTAAAGATAAAATTATTTGTGGTATTTTAGAAATTAATTGTGGAATTGCTTGTATTAATCCCTCTGCTAATTTAATTATTAATGTGATACCCGCTTCAATGATTTTTGGCAAGTTATTAACAATTGCTTGAACTAATTTATCTATTATTTGAGGAATTCTATCAATTAATTGTGGCAATGCCTCAATTAAACCATCTGTTAAACCAATTAATAGTTGAATACCTGCATCAATTATTAAATCAATGTTATCTAATAATGTATCTACCATAGTAATAACTGCATCAACCATTTGTGGAATTAAGGTAGGTAAAGATTTGGCTATCCCATTAGCCAATTCTACTAAAATTGTAATTCCCATTTGTAATATTGAAGGCAAATTATCAGTTATCACTTTTACTATTGTTTGAATTATTTGTGATACACTCTCCATTATTTTAGGAAGACTTTCCTGTAATCCAACAATCATTGTTTGAATAGTATTACTAATTAATTCTACAAACTTTGGTGATTCTGCAACTAATTTGTTGATTAAGTTGGGTACTTCTGCAACTATGGTTTCTGTTATTGTATAAACAACTGGCAATACATTATCCATAACGGTAACTGCACTTTGTACTAAATTATCTATTAAACCACTTATATCCTGTCCACTAGCTAATCCAGTCAAGAAATTTTGCCATGATGATTTCATTGATGAAATAGAACCTTGTATTGTCGTACTTGCTTCTTTAGCAGTTGTACCTGTAACACCTAATTCGCCTTGAATTACATGGATTGCATTATAAACATCGCTCAAATTAGAAATATCATATTTAACACCGCTGATTTTCTGTGCATCTTTTAATAGCCTCTGCATCTCTTCTTTTGTTCCACCATATCCAAGTTTTAAGTTATCAAGCATTGTATAGTTTTGCTTTGCAAAACCTTGATAAGCATTTTGAATACTTGTCATATCAGTACCCATTTTATTCGCATTATCAGCCATGTCTGTAATTGCCATATCAGCAACCTCTGCACTTTTAGCAGTATCATCATTTAAACTTTGCAAAAGACTTGCAGAGAAACTTGTAACTGTTTCCATGTATTGATTTGCAGATAAACCTGCTGTTTTATATGCATTATTTGCATAACCCTCAACAACACCAGCACTATCTTTAAATAATGTTTCAACACCACCAATCAATTGTTCATAATCAGCATAACTATTAAGAGCAGATTTACCAATATCTAATAAAGCAGAACCAACTGTCTTCATTGCCCCTGCTAAACCCTTGATACCTGCTATAATACCTTCGCTTATTATGTTACCTTTGATTAAATCACCTAATGTTAAAGCATTATTACCTGCTTTTTCTTCCTCTGTTGAAAAATCTTTCACTGATTTAGCATCGTTATCAAAACTCTTACCTGCTTTATCTAAAATAGAATTATTATCCTGGATCTTTTTAGACAAATCACTACATTCTGATTTAGCATTATTCATCTTAACTTTATAGTCATTAATTTTTCTGTTATTATTATCATAACCTGCTTCTACCTTTGACAATTCTTTTTCTAAATCAGCAATTACTTTTTCCTGTTTCGATATTTCTGAACTTGTCGCAGTAGTGCTATTTTTCATTTTTTCTAAGGTTTGTTGTTCAGTGATTAATGTGTTTTTTAATTTATCTATTTCATTTTTATTTTTTGTTTGTTGTTCAGTAAAGTCTTTAATAGCATTGGCGCATGTTTTAACAATGTTTTGTTCTTCTTGTAACTTTTTATTTAAAGTATCATTTTTTATTCTCAAATCGCCTATTTTTTCACCATTATTAGTGAACTCTGTTGAGGCTAATTTTAATTCACTACTAACTGCTTTTAAATTACTATTAATATTTCTTAATGCTTTTACATATTCACTTTCACCAGTTAACTTTACTGTTCCTCCAAATGAACTTGCCATATTACACCTCCTAATCTAACCATTCGTCATTTTTTGATTGTTCCTTTGCTACTTCACTATAAGTATTTTCTTTTTCTAAATCGTGATAAAATTTATATAGTTCCCATTGTCTATTAAACTTTCTTAAAGTCATTCTAAAAACTTCTTTTTCTGAATAACCTAATTTGGTATGACCTATAAACAAAAACCACGAGAAATCTATTGGTTCATCCTTTTCTTCCTCGTGGATTATTCGTTTTTTGATGTATCATCCTGTGTCGATTCAATAACAGTTTGATTTAATTTATTGGTAGCATTTGCTATACCCATGGCAGTTATTAGTCTACCTACTTGTTTATTAGTTAATAGTGGTTGATTGGTATTATTAGTTTCATTATCAATGTCAATTGCTTCATTTAACATTTCTTTAATACCAAATATTAATGCTTTTATATCTACTTCCTTAGTTTCATAAACTTCTACTTCGATATCCTCGTTATTTTCATTTTTTACTGTTTTAGTAACTGGTTCGCCTTTTTCATCTAACTTTAAAATTCTTTCACCATTTTCATCATAAGCATAGCCATCTGTAAGTTCACCCCATTTGGTAAAAGTTCCATATTCTATTTGAATCGCTTGCATAACATTAAGATTAAATATTGCCTTATATTCTTTTCCATTAACTGTAAATACTGTTTCCTTTTCTTTCATTTCTAAATACCTCCTTATATAACAAAAAAAAGAGTAAAGACTAGATTATAATTTCCAGTTCTTTACCCTTTCTTCTACCAGATTTTTTCACTGTTTCTTCGAAAAGATTTATATTCTATTTAGTTGTACTTTTTGCACTATTTGATGCTTGAGTAACTTCTGAAGCAGTTAATAAACCATCTAAATAATCACTAGCATCTTTATAAGTTGTAAATGTTTTTGATTTAGACCATTCACCATCTGTTTTTCTCATTACTGAACCCTCAATTGATACAGTAGTGAACTCAATAGATTCACCTTTTGTTTTCTCATCAGGCATGGTATCTTTGAATTTAACTTTTGATAAGTATTCAACTTTATATTTGTAAATACCACCAACGATTTTTGTTAAAATTCTACCAAAAGCAATATATGGAGCAACATCAGTATCTTTACGAACTATTTCACCATCTTCACTTATTTTATGACCTAGTAAAGGTGCAAAAATAGTGTCATCGTCATCATCTACTGTGATTGTTGCTGTTCCTTTATTAAAAGTATAATCACTTTCACAAAGTCCATCATCACCATAGAGTTCAGCACTATTAAGTTCAAGAGATACTTTGCAATCTACTGCTTTACCTAGTGTTTTAGGTTCTATAACTTTTTCATTTTCATCTAATAATGAATATCTAAAATTCTTTAAACCAATTCTTGCCATTTAAATTCTCCTCTCCTTAGCAAAAGTTATTGTTTTATGATAAAGTCCTGTTTCTTCTTCATACATATCAATACTATCTTCTATCCATACAAAATTATGTTCTAACATAACTTGCTTTAACTCTGAAACAATGGCTAAATAATTGCCATCACTGTATATATCAAAATCAAATGATGATGCACTATAGATTGGTGCATCATCACCACACAATAAAGGATTAGTTTCTAATTCCATATAAGTTATATATGTTTTAGATTTACCTCTATATCTTAAAAATGCAAATGGTATTTTCTTATTATCTATTTTAAATTTATCCAATATATTTTCTATTTCATTATTCATAATCTAATCATCCTTTTGGTAAGTATTCTTTTTCTTTTTGTTTCATAGCACTTTCAATTTCTGCCTTTTTAAATGATTTTCTAAAAAAAGGTTTCTTTACTTCACCATGACTTGTTCCATATTCTCTTGCCATTGCAACTAATGGTGCAGGATGCTTTTTTTCAGAATCCAAATAACCATAAATCATGACTTTATTATTAATTCCATCATCGGATGGAGTTCTATATGTTTTTGAAACAAATAAGCACTCACTTAACCTATCATTTTTTTTAAATGACTTTGACATATTATTTTTCACAATCCTTGCAACTGTTTCTGCACCTGCCTTTGTCATCTCACCCATCATTTTAGGTGTTGCTATTGCCAATTCTTCAAATTCTTTTATTAAATCACTTGGCAATTCTTGATTAAAGTGTGCCACTACTTATCAACAACTTTCGCTTGTATTTCAAATTCAATAGAATCTTCATTAATATTATTTAAATATTCAATAGAATAAGTTTTACCATTGAATTTAATTTTCATATCTCTTGTAATTATAATATTAGCAGGATATCTAATTGTAAAATTAGTATATGCTTTTTCAAAATCTGAATTATTCTGAATGAGTGTATAGCCTTTAGTAGTTTTTACACTAGCATAGGTTTTTAATATTAATACTTCAGTTGGTTTTACAAAACCATCATTATCTTTAATATTCTCGATACTAAATATTTCAATTAGTTTATTATATTTACCTGCATTTTTAACAATATTACTCACTATAATAAATTCCTAGAGTGCATATCAAGTATAGATTGAACAACTTTATTGACATTATTATTATCAACATAGTAACTTCTTGTGTCATACATATCTTGACATAAGACATATGCAACAATAACTAAATCATCATATTGTTCTAAATTCTTATCATCTAATCCTGTATTGTTTTTGATATAATCAATAGCAACTTTTTTTATTGTTTCAAGATATTTTTTATCTTCATCTGAAATATCAGATAATCGTAAATAGTTTTTTAAACTATCTACTGTTATTTCACTAACTTTAGTAATCATAACAATTCTCCTTTCATGGAGTCGCCTGAACATTGAAATTTCTTACTCTTTATCAGTTTTAGGTTCTTTGCTTGATTTATCATCAGGATTGGAACCACCAACCTTATTTTCATCAGCATTTTCTTTTAACTTTAATTCTTCTTCTAATTCAACAATTCTATCTGATAAAGTCTGAATTTCACTATCTTTATCATTTAACTGTTTTGTTAAATCATTGATAGTTTTTTCCATTTCTTTATTAGACATTGCTTTTTCAGAATAAAATGTAATAAATCCTGCCTTTTCAAGAGCAGTGGCTAAAGATTTATCTTTGATATCAATAACCTTGCCCTTTGATGCAGATATTTTACTATTAGCAAATCCTTTATTTACTAGATACATAAGTTACCTCCTATTGTGCTTTGATAGTTAATTTAGATAATTTTTGAAGATGTTCAATTTTAGCATCGCATTCTAACCAAGCAACTACACCTGTTGCATGTTGAGTTGCATATTTTTCTCTTAACACTTGAATTTCAAGAGATTTAGATGTTTTTAAAGCAATACCACTAAAGTTACCAAATGTGATTGGAGATTTACCACCTTCAATTCCATCTTTATTATCAGAAACATAAACAGGATATCCTAGAATCATACCATCAAATTCACCTGTTGGATCTGATACAAAGATTGGTCTATCATTGCCATCTTTCATTGTTTCAAGCACTGTTTGAGTATCTTGATTCATAACCCAAATAGAACCTTTTCTGAATGATTGAATAACTTTATTTTTAACTTTTACTAAATCATCATAAGAGATAACACCTGCTACTTCTGATTCAACTGTTTGTGATGCAGGAATTTCGCTACATCCAGTAATTTTTCCTTCAGTACCATTAAGTACTTCACCCTCTAAGAATAATTTTATATATTCAGCAATAACATTGATAACAATATTTACTAAATCAATATCAGTATTATTGACTAAAGAGTTACCAATTTTTGCTAAAGCACCAATTAAGTAATCTTTTAAAGTTACTGATGAGAACTTACCTGCCTTTTCTACTAATTCATTAAAATCCTCACCATATGCAACAGTGATATCATCACCATTATTAGCACCATAAACAGGAATTTCTAAATTTCCTTTTGTATTATATTTTGTTGCTTTTTCTAGGATAGGTGACATATTGTGAGCAGTCATAATTATTTTATTTGCAATTGTTGTTGGAACAATTACACCATTACTACCTTTTGTAAATTGACTACCATTTTCTGCTCTTTCTTCATTTAATACTTCGTTTCTGATGAATTTAGCAAAGTTTTCAACATCTCTTTGTTCAATTTCTAATGTTCTTGTTTCTTCATCCATGTTTTCTTCCTCCTTTTTTTTATCTTCTTCTTTCTTTTTGTCATCAACTAATTCTCTACTATCTTCGAATGCTTTAATAGTATTGTTGATTGCCTCTATTTGTGTTTTTAATTCATCAAATATTTTTTGTTCATCTTCTGTAAATGCTCTTTCTTCTGCTTTTACATCATTTAGTAACTTATCCATTTGAGTTACTTTTTCATTTTTTTGTTCTTCTAAACTTTTCTTATTCATTTTTACTTTCCTCCTTTAAGTTCTTTTAGAACATTCTCATAACTTGAGTAATCTATTTTTTTATCATCCACTTTTGGTGGTTGTTCAGGCACTTCCTCATCTGACCTTATTTCTTTATAACCACCACGAACTACTTTAACTTGATTATTGCTATCAATATTAACTGTTCCATCGGTTATTGAATAAGGCATTTTATACAATTGGCTACCATCTTGAATTGTTCCGTAAACAAATTCATCATCATAATCTTCTAACCAGCCATCTTTAAATAATTGCCTATAAGCACTATTTAAAACCTCTCTTTTTTGCGATGCCGTCATGTCACCAAAATTTGGTGTTGATTCATCACCTTTTTTTTCAATAGAAAAAGAGTTATTTTCAAACTCTTCATCTCTATATTCAATCACAGTTGGATTACCATCTCTTAATTCAATGCTTGTACCAAGGTACGCGGGTATTTTTTTATCATCTATAATTGATACCTCAAATAAATCAATATCCCTTACACTTCTTTCTCTTAATCCACTATTATTAATAACTTCTTCATCTTTATTACAAGTAAACCCAAAAGACCAACCTCTTAATTTTTTCTTTTTTGCTTTTTCAATAACATCAGCATCAGTTATCTCAACTATTGCTCTTAAACCAATATTATCTTCATATAATTTTGCACTTCCATCTTTTGTATTCGCAAGTTCCTTATCATAATCATGATTTAAAAGAACTTTAATAGCATCATTTTTTTCTAATGCCCTGCGGAATACAGATGGCATTATTTTTTCTATAAATTGTCCTCGTTTATCGTAAAGGATTTTAGAAAACCTATCTACTGCATTTACATATCCATCAATGATAACTTTGTTATCTCTTACTTCTATTTTCATTGATTTTCACCTCCTCCTTTTTCTATGTTCATTACTGAACCAGTGTTAGGTGTATAATATTTGCCAGTTTTAACATCATATAAAACATTTGCTAAATTCATACTTACAACATCTAATCCATCAATTGAATCATAATCTTCTGCATATCTAATTTCATTCTTTGTCATCCATCCTGTATCAGACGCAATCTTATATGCTTCATATCGTTCTTTTAATGAACCTCTTGTAATCTTCTTAGTATCAAAAGCAAAATAGTAAGTATCTTTTTCACTTTCTAACAAAAAATGATTATTTAATTCAGTTTCTATTGCACTAATAATTGGCATTACTGCATCTTTGATAGTATCACTATAATTAGAAGATATATGAAACACATCGTTAATATCTTCTTTTAGGGTTTTCTTTCGTTCGTTCATTTGCAATTCAACAGATGAACTTGCCCCCTCTTTAAAACTAATACCATCATTTAACACAATTACATTCTCTTCATTGTTACCACCATAGTATTTATTCCAAGCCTCTTTTAATAGTTTAATTTCATCTTTTCCTAATTTCCTAGTGGCAGTAAGGAAGCCTTTTTTTGCACCACCTTTTTTAACCAATCCTAATTCATACATTATTGTAGTAAAAGCAGTTTCTATTGAATTTGATATTTCTTCAATAGCACTTGTTCCTTTGTAGCCACAGGTTGTATTTCTTACGATTGTTAAAAAATCATACATTTCATAATCTTTGCCATAAACATTGTATTTAACATCTTTGAATATTGGATCATAATTAGATTGAAAAGAAACATAATCAGGTTCAATATATCTTAAAGATTTAAATTCATTTCTATCTTTTTCAATATAAACATAAGCACCTTTTTCAGTAAGATAGTCATATGCAATTGACTTTTTCAAGTTAAAAGGATTAAGTAAATCTCCTGTTTGAGTATTAAGGATTTTCAGTCTTACATCATTTTTTATTTCTTCAACTGTTTCTATACCATTTTTATCAGTTTTATATCTATACATCTTTATTGGCAAGATAGCAATTGAATTTGAAATTCTATCTACTGCACTAGAAATAGCAGGTATTGACAATGCCTTTTCTTTTGTAATTTTTTCACCTTTTAATAAACTTTTTAAAAGTAAATCTTGTGGTGAGTCATTACTTGCTTCAGTTGTGTTTTCATCGCTAACTTCAACATCTTTAGATTCTTCTCGTTTTAAAATTCTATTAAGTATTGACATCGCTATACCTCCTTTCTATAACATGAAAAAAACAAACATTTCTGTTTGCCTTTTATTTATACTTATCTACTATACATTATAACATTAATAGAGTGTGAAAAATGTGAAAGTTATGCAACCTGAACAAAAAAGTTTCCATTTTCAAGAAATACTTCTTGTTGTAATAAATAAATACTATTAATAAGTGCTACAACCATATCTATTTTTCCATTTGATTTCTTTTTATTAACATAACGGTTCATATTTGTATCATATACACATCTTGCATTTTGAAAATTTATTTCTAATAATTTATTTTCTTCATATTGAAATTTTCCATCCATAATCTTTTCATAAAGTAGTTTAGTAGGTGGATGAAGTGTATCAGAGTGTTGTCTAATTTGTACAGTATTATATTTTTCATCCCACTTTTGAGCAGATGATAGAGCATTGTATCTGTCATAGCCTATTGCCATAACAGTTACATCATATCTATTTTCAATTTCAAAAACAAAATCTTCTATTACTTTATAATCTACTGTTCTATCACCACAAGCGATACATTTCATGGCATTTATAAATTCATTATAATTAATTTTTTCAAACTGATTTTTTTCTTCAATTCTTCCTTCTGGTATAAACGATATTGCTTCTGCTAATATTGTGTCATTATCATTACTTGTCATTGCAACTGAACAGTTATCATTTGTCATAGATAAGTCAACACCAATATAAACTTCTTTACCTGCCCAGTCAATTTTATCAACCTTGCACTTTTGTACTTCTGTTACATCTATAAAACTTTCAGTTCCTGCACCTTGATAAATAATATTACAATGTTTAGTTAAAAAGTTTTCTCGCTTGCTTTCCATTTCTATCGCTTTATTTCTTTTTGAAATTAAATCTTTATATATTTTTTCTACTTCAATGGCTAAAGGATTAGATTGCAAAATAATATTATCATCAGTAGTCCAGTTTTTAGTTTCATCAGGTTCATATAATAAAGCAAATACTGCTTCATCAGGAACAGGCAAAGTGTTATCTAATACCTTTTTAGCATAACTTACTTCTGTTTCCATTGGGTTATCAACAGTTGGATATTTTGTTGATATAATAAAACCTAGTTTATTAATTACTAATAATTGACCTGACCTCATCGCTTCAATAGGATAATCACTAGGCAATGCCCCTACTTCGTCAGCGACAAAAACATTCGGTTCTTTTCCATCCATTCTATCCTTAGAATAATTTAATGGTGTATATACTGATTCTGTTAATGTATGTCTAATACAATCTCTCAATATTTTAAACTCACCATCTTCAAAAATTTCGGTATTGGCTTTTATAAGTGGGTCCAATGCTTTTTTAATTTCTTTTGCTAAAGCACCATCGGGAGCAACAGAATAGAATTGTGAATACCTTGGTTCTAAATAAAATAATAATAAAACCATCAGTGCAACAATAAATGTTTTACCGTTTTTTCTGCATATCTCCAATATTACCGTTTCATATCTTCTTTTGTTTTTATCATTACGATAAACAGTACATAAACTAGCAACAATAATAAGCCATTGATATCCTGCAAGGGCATCATAGATTTTTTTACCTACTTTAATACCTTTTGCCATGACTAATATTTTAAGTATCTTATCAATCTTTTTTATTCTACTAACATTTATAACATACTTACTAGATTTATCATCTGCAATATCTAAAAATATCTTGCATTGTTTTTTTACATATTTAGGAGATATAAAATTTTTTTCACCATTCAACTCAAAATATAATGGTGGTGGTTTTATTGTTCCATCAACTATTTGTTTTGCGTACCTGTAACTTGGATGATTTTCTAAAACATTATTCTTCATTGTCATCATCTTCATCATTCAAGATATCCATTAATGTTTTCTTTTTAGTAGGTTGGGTGTTGATAGATATTTTTGCTCTTGCTTGAGGTGATAATGACAATTCATTACAACATCTAAAAAAGTCTTTAGAATACATATCTCTTACCGACTTTAAATTTATTATAGTTTTGGCATCTAAACTATAACCTTTCTTACTTTTGTTATTCTTATCAACATAATCATATTCACCTGCACTATTAATTTTTTTTTCAATACTTTCAAGCCTTTCAATAGTAATAGCAGTTTGATTTAATAGGTATGTATCTAAATTACTTAATATATCAGGATTCAAGTTGTTAAGAATATCTTTAAAGATTGCCTTTTGTCTTTTTGTAAGATAAGAAAATGGTTTTATATTATCATTGTTACCTCTTAATTTTTTTTCAGTTTCTTCTCTTGCTTTTCTTTCTCTTCTTTCTATTAAGTGTTTAGCCATTTTTTCAT